GCAGAACTCCCTCCTGCCAAATCACTGCGAATGTCCAAGATTTATCTGGCAGCAACAGAATGTCCCCATCATACGCAGGCTTTTCCACCCGCAAACCCCATTGCAAAAGATCCCTGCATACTTCCCACTTGCTCGCCTCGTACCAAGATTGCTTGAACGGTGGCCCTTTAACCCCAACTCGCCCCCAAACCTCGTAACACAAGTGAATGCAGTCAATGTGGCCATCGCTGCCATCAGCTCCTAGCCGATACGGCATCCCAATTAAATCACTGCAGTCGGACATTGTTACTAATAGGCAGGTTGCCAACCAACCTCTGCGTCAGCGAACGCCTTGGCACGTCCGTTCCAACAGCATCCAGCACAGAACTGAGTTTTAGGTTTAGCGATACGTTGTCCCACTGCCCGCCAACAGCTTGGCCTGTAAACGAATGCAGCATTTGATGGGTGCCTGCTGGGTTGTCGGCATCCAAAATCAACACGTCAACCTCCATGACCCAGTTCTGGTCAATGGCTTGATCAGCAAAACCGCGAGACAAACCGTTGTTGGGGAATACAAGAGTTGCTTCTAATCCGTCGCCCGTGCGATTAACGGTTACGCCTGAGAAGCCAAACGGAACAAACCGGTATTGATTGCCATCATGCGTGGCTTCTTGGTTGATGTAGAAGTTTTGAAAGAAGTAAAACGTCTCTAGTTTGCCTGTCGATGGGCTACGGCCTTTAATTCGAGTGGCATGGCCAAATGCGTACTGGCTCATATTCCTAACCTCCGGCGAGTGCTACCGCTCATCTGTAATCGTTTTAGCGTGTTCTGTTCACCGCGTTGTGCGCCTTGTGCCGCTGCACTTTGCATCCCAGACTGGAATTGATCGGCGGTTACATAATCAACGCTGTTGATTCGTTCCACGGTGTAGCGAACGTCGATTGGTGCGGCAACTGCAACGCCACCATCGCCTGATGCAGACGATCCACCATCAGAAGGAATCACACCACTGCCGCGTGACCCACGCGAATAACGAGCCATGCTTTCACGCATTTTGGACTGAGGAATGATGTATTCCGGTTCTCCACCTTCACCAACAAGACCAAGAGTTGGTTGACTAACCATTCCACCTTGGTTAAACGCTTTAAATCCACCAGACCAATAAGCACCTTCTGCCGCTACAGCAGGATTAAAAATTGAAGAACCGGGGGCTGGCCCACCTTGTTGAATTATTTCGCCAGGAAGGTTAAATGTGCCTCCGTCCTGAATGACTTTGCCAGGGTCAACAGCGCCGGGGCTGGCTCCAGCACTAACGCCAGCACTAGCTATCGACCCAATTATCTGTGTAACAAACTTGACAGCCTGCATCTTGATTGCAGCCGCAATAATCTGGGCCGTCATATCTAAGAAGTGGTCTGCTGTTCGTTGGAATAGATTTGCCAACGCTTCTTGAGCAGTCATGCTGCCGCTAATAACACCTTTGAATGATTCGCTAAAGGCATCTCCTATCGCTCCAGCAGCAGCAATTACTTGATTAACAGGATCAATTAATTCGTTTATTTTGCCTTGTATACTTACCATCTCTTCTTCTAGCCTTTTTATGTCCGTCTTAGGCCCTTGAGCCTTTTTAGCAGCGTCTTGAGCATCTTTTTGTTTCTTGTCCAACTTTTCTCGTTTTTCAAGCAATTCATCTAGCAACTCAAGTTGCTCTTTTGTCATATTATTTTGCACCGTATCTGCCTTTAGCTGTGCAATCTTGGCATCAAGAATTGCAACTTCTTTCTCGAACTGACGATCCAGTTCTTTTAAGTGCTGCTTTAGTCCTAAAGCTCTTTTAGCAGCCGCAGGAAGAGAGCCAGAATGGATAAGCTCCGCGTATTCTTTTTCAAAAGCAATTTGATCAAGTTGTTTGTCAATTTGTTCTTGAAGCGTTTCGTTAATTTTTTGCTGGTTTTTGTCCGCTTTTTCTAAAGCAGATGTGATCAATTTGCGATTTTTAAGATTTACGGTTGTAGCTACCTGATGCCTCTGAAGCTCATGAGTAAATTCTTTAGCAAGAAGAGCTGATTCAATTTCTGCAACGTTCTGCTCATTTTTCTGTAGGTTAATTTTTTTAATTTCTTCTTTTTGCCGGGCTAAAAGTTTTGTTTGTTTGATATGTCCGTCTACTATATTGTTTCCAATTTTGTCTTCTAGCCTTTGACCATCTACTTTTCTGGATTCAAGAACTACAACTTCTGCCAACAAGTCTCTTTCTCTTTCAAGCTTTCGGGCTAACTCTCCTGCTTTGAAGATGCTTTCATCAAACTGCCCATTAACGTTCTTAAGTTGCTCGCCTACTCCTTTTAGCGCCTCTTCGTTTAACGCAATTTTCTTTAATGCTCCACCAATAAGCGAAAAAAGTATGTTTGCCTGTTTTATTATTTCATTTACAACTTTTATAATTCCGGCTAACAACGCAGCGATCGGAGCGGTAAGCATTCCTAAAAATGCTGCAGAAACAGATAAAAATTCTTTAGCAGCAGCTCCAAGCAAGTTAAATGCATTAGCAACATCTTGCATTGCTGCGCCTTGCGCTCCAGTCTGCTCAGCAACTTTTTCTTGAACCAATTCTTGCGCTTTTCTAAATTCTCCTGCCTCACGCAACAACTGAACTTGTGTTTCAAGCTCAGCGTTAACACGTATGCCTGACTCCTCCAGGCTGTCTAGGTTCAATGTTTCAACTGCGTTGCCAATATCAACTGCTAAACGCAGTGAGTTTTCAAGAGTTTGCCCAATAGCACTACCGAAGATTTGACCTCCAAACGATGCCCCCATCGTCCCGCCGATCGCACCACCAAGAATTGAACCTCCGACGGCTCCTGCCCCTCCACCGAAAAGCAGTGGGAAACCAGCCCCAAGCAACATGTCATTTAACTTTGACCCTCGCTGTTTCTTTTGAGTTTTATCGCTCGAAGCTGTCTGACTTGCAGCCCTGGCCTGCTTGCCGCGTTCTTTAGAAATTTCACGCTCTACGCCTAAACTTCCCTGACGTATCCGAGCGATCTCTCGATTACGCTCGACTATCTCAAAAGTTCCTGAACTTTGGCCTGCGGCAGGCAGTAACGGAACTTTTGCTCCAAATGGATCGGCAGGCATTGGCGCTGTCGTTCGACGCTGCACTTCTGTGACAAACGCCATTGATTCGCGAATTTTCTTCTGTTTAGCAAGTGCGTTGTTCTCAGCTTCAATTAATGTTTTAAATTCCTTACTATTTTCCGTGGCAAAATTTAAAAGAAATCTAATTTCTTTTAGCGCCTCTCCTGTCCCAGCAAGACTGTTTGGCAGGTCTTCTAATGGTTTTAATCTGTTTTTTAACGAAGCCTCGTCAAACCCTTTAGCTTGAAAAAGATCTGCACCGCCTTTTGCGAAAGCCCTGCCCTCGGCAGAAAGCATTTTAAATTGTGCGGTTAAGAGTTGAACCGCCTTTGTCGTCCTGGTTGCACCGTCTTTTGCAGTATCAAAACCATTTCTTACGTTTGAAATTTCACTGCGAATACCGGCTATGTCTCTAGCAAATGCACCAATGCCGGACCTGGCACCTTTCCCAAAAAATCTGTTTGAAATTATTTCTGCTTGTCTAAGCGATTCAGAAAGGGCCTCAACATTTTTTTGAGCCCGAGTAGTGTCTAGGGTAACTTTTACCTTGTTTAAATTTCCAACTTGTTTTTCAACCTGACCCATCAGGGTCTTAAGGTCTTTGACCTGCCGTTTATCTACCTTTATGGCAAGTGAAATATCTTGCACTGCAGCGCCGCACCAGAGTTATCTCCAATCTTAGCGTCACCCCATAACCTGCGCTTTACGAGCTAACTGGCTTTGACTTTGCGCTTTTTCACTTTTTTCTGCTTGTAATTCAAAAAACGCAGCCCAACTGACCAGTTCCTCTTGAGTGAGCTGATCACAGAGTTGAGAAACCGTCATACCTAGCTCTTTGGCTAGGTAGAACAAAAACAGCCAGTCAGGATGCGCTTTTGAGGTCTGCCTTCGCGTCCTCCACCTTATTTTCTGTGCCGGAGGTCAGCATTGCTAGCTGAATCTCTTGCAAAATTGAGGCGTCAACAGCGTTTTTTAAAACAGCCTTTTCTCCATCCTGGAAAAGACGTTTGCCATCAGCGTCCAAAGCCTTCTCAAGCATCAAGCTAAGAGCAAACTCATTTGCGTCATCACCACCAGTTTTTTTCTGAATCGACTCACGCTCGCTGATGGTCAGTGGATGCCAGAAAATTTCCAACAAAACCTCTTCGTCTTGCTTGACTTCATATTTATACAGTTGGCTAACGCCAAACTTGCTCCTTAAAAGCTCTGATGCTCGCATGGAAGAAGATCTGGTTTTCATTACTGTCCTATGCTACAGCACTAAACTGACAAGACACTAATCCAATAAAGTGAGCACGGTCTTCAATCTCTAACGGTGTTGGACCGGAAACTTCAAGAGAACGCGGATTGCAGTTGAAAGTATCTGTATAGCCGGTAGCGTTTACAGAAGTCAGCCCATCAATAATTGCTTCTCCGATAGTTGCAAGCACTGCCGTGCCAACGTTTTTAGGTACATAAATGTTGCACTGAACAACGCCAATGTAAAAATCTGATGATGCTCCATGCGTCTGTATCGTGCTTTGGCTATACGAGACCGACATCAGCACATACTTTTGGGTCTTTCCGGGCGTCGTAAAACCTACGTTGTCGTACACCATTTTTACGGTGTCATCAACTGCTGCAACGGCATCAGTAACTGCTTTCTCAAAAGCAGCTCTAGGAGCGACTAATGTCATAAGACCCTTTGATACTTAGAACCGCGAGCAGTTCCGCTACCCGCAATTCTTAGAGTAACGCCATCTTTTGCAGCAAACACCGTTTGAGCCACTGCCTTAAGACCCGCTAAGTACGAAACTATTTGGCTCGGCCGCTCCAGTGCATAACGTGCATAACGAGCTGTATTGCCGATATAAATGGTGTCATCACTCGTAAACGAGGGAAGATCAAATCTTGGGTCAATCCTGCCAGGGTAGCTTTTTACTTTGCTTTTCAACTGTTTAATTGTTGCCCAAGGCTCATAGTTTTCCACATCATGAGTCGGACGAGGACGACTTTTTGACGCTTTCCAGCTGGACGCAAAAAAGCCGGTGTAGACAGGGCTTACTTCAGGCAAGTCATTTACAGCAAGCCTGACAAACTCTCTAAACGCTTGATCAAGATCAGCATTGATTTTGGCATCAATTTTGTCAGCAAGCTTTCCCATCAGAACCGCACCAAAAGAACGAACATATACGTTTGGCCGCCTTTAAAAGTACGAATATCTGTAATTTGACTGACTCTGGTTGCGCCAGCGTATGTCAAGGTCAATTCGTCTTCAAAAGTTGGCTGATTGTCGCCAATCAAATCCGGTGTCAAATACAACTTGGCTAGACGTTCCTCGCGACCCTCTTCTTCGTTTGACTGCACAAATTCAATTGGTGCGTCGAAGGAGTAAGACGAATCAGTCGTCGTTAACGCACCAGTGCTGGTGTTATACGTTGGCGATGCCTTACGCGTGTAAATGACTGTCGTGTCAAGAGATTTGCCCAGATCAGCGACAACTGATTTGGCAACGTTCTTAAATAAACTGTCTAGTGCTCCTGGCATCTCAACCCCTCACAGTACGAACTTGATAAGAGCCAGAGCCTCCAAGGCAATAAGCACCAAGATAAGACTGCAGCCAAGGGTAAACGTCGAATACGTTATTAACAGTTCCGGTAGCTTGGCTAGAAGTGTTGTACTTAACTTCGAGTTCCCCGAGCTTGACGGCTTCGTATAACCCCGTATCGCCGGTAGTCCCTGTAATCGAGTCCGTGTCATTCGCTAATGCACGCGCCAGTTCGTAAACAGCGTACTTAACGTCTGCAGGGATAACACTGCAAGTTAATTCAACGCGATCAACGTGGTAATTATTGCGTGGCCAGCTCAATGCTTGGCTTGTATCGCAACGATCACCATAAAAATTCAACGAGTCGATCCAGCGTGTTGCTGAAATCAAGGCACGATTTTTCTTGTCGTCTTGCTTGTTATCCCACTGCGTTGAACTTGGAACGGTCTCAAAATACGCGTCTGCTTCTGCCAACGTCACATAGCTGTTGGCTGTTGCGCTTTTGAGTGTGGCGTTAATGGTGGCAGCCATAAGGCAATAATAAGGTGGCCCCACCTAATGGTAGGGCCTTTGCTCTGATCAAGATCAGATGGTGCTGGTATCCAGCGGAGTGTTGACAGTCAACTGAACCATAGGGATCAAGTCGATGTCATAAGTGGCGGCCCACTTGTTAGCGGTAGCCAGATGAGCGTTGGTGGGGTTGTCACCAGCGTCAGACCACTTAGTTCCCATCACGTGATAGGTGCTGTGATAATCCACAGAAAGCACGTCTTGCTTCGAGAGGACGTTGCGATCAGCTTCAATCCGAAGATCTTGCTGCACACCTTCAAGAATGGTGCCTGACTTAACCAGATAGCAGTAGAACTCTTTCTGGTGGCCAGAAGTGCCAGGAGCAACAGTGTTGACTTGTGAGTCAACGACTACGCGCATCCCTGCAAATTCACCAACTTCACGAGCGCCAATACCAACGCCACCACCACCCCAGGTCACTGCGCCAGAAGCGGCAAGTGCTGAAGTAGAGAAGGTCAGCATTCCTACCTGATACAGGTAGTAGGCAACGGAAGGGTGAACAATCAGAGTGTCCAACTCTTCACCACGCTCTCCGAGCTTGGAGCGGGCTTCTGCCACTGTTGCAGCAGTCAGGAAGTTGGCTTCAGCGCCGCCAGAAGCAGCACCTTTACCTTTATCCAGTGCGTTGGCAGAAAGTGCCGTGCCAAACAAGCCAGCAAGCTGTGAGAACAGACGTGCGCTGTTCAGCTTGTTGATTGCATCTGCAAGCTGGTTGCGGATGTGAAGCATTGGATCTTCACCAGCAGCCAATACTGCAACGTCATCTACGGCATACGCGAAACCGCGATGGCAGATGGTTGCAATCTGGGTTCCGGTTCCGATCTTTTGAGGAGTCAGATAACCGCCAGAGCTGGTGCCCCATGTTGCTGTTCCGTCCAGGATCTCTTCAGTTGGAGATACAGGATTGAACTCGGGGACTTGGATGCGAGTACCGCCTTCACGTGAATCGAGAAGTGCGTTACGGATGACAGCGCCAGACTTGATAAACAAGCTGCGCTCTTTGATGGCCTCAGACACATAGGTGCTGAGATTATTCCTTTTTACGATGTCCGCGAGTAGGACACCGCCGGAATAATTCTGAAATGGTGCGGCCATTTCTTATTCAGGGATAATGTTTGCGGTGGATCAAGTCACAGACTTGAGATGGTGTCCCACAGGGACTATTTACCAGCCTCTCTCTTGAGCACAGCTGCAAGATCAGGGTTAGTTTCTTCCAACATCATACGTTGAGTTAAGTTCGCTGTCGCGTCTGCATAGGGATTAGCCATGCCCGTAGTACCTGCAGTCCCTGTTGATGGCTTAGCTCCCATGCCAGCTTGAGTGCTTGGCTTGAAGTGATGTTCAAAGCCAGAACCAGGGTTTTTTAGCTTGGCTAAGTAAACACCTAGGTCTTGTTCAACGCCACCGTCAAGAACTTTGACGCTGCCATCTTCAGACTTCTTAAGACCGTTCTGCACTAATTGCAGCATCTGTTGAGCATTGATAGCTCCAGCCTGACTAATTGCAGACAACGCAGACGTTTGCATCGCTGCAGTTTCGTTTGAAACCCGAAGCTCTTGCAATTGACGCTCTAGGTCAGCAATTTGTTGCTGCTTGTCTTGAGCAGTTTTGTTGGCCTCTTCCCAAAGGTCCTTCCATTGACCTTGGTCTTCAAGCGTTTTTCTGCGTTGATCGTCTTGCTTCTTGTAGACATCATCAAGCTTGCCCTTGATGCCTTGGAATTTATCCTCGGCTTCGCTGGCACGTACTTTTAATGCCTGAATTTGTTGCTCGTAGGCGGAAACGTCTACAGCAGGAGTTTCAGTCGCAGCCACAGGCTGTTCAGGTGACACCACGGGCGTCTCCTGGATGACTTGTTCTTCCATTGTGAAAAGTAGATTTACTCTTCTACTTTACTGCTTTTAGCTTTTTTAGTTTCTTTCTTTGCAGCAGGCATTGGACATTCCTCTTTTTTGGGAGGATTGATCTCTTCAAAACGAAGTCCCATGAAAATAAGAGCTGTTATGCCCCTACTCTACCTCTGCTGACTGATCTTGTGTTTCCGCTGAAGTAGGCAGGATTTCACCTTGAACCAGCATCTCGCGGAACTCCTCGCGATCAATAATGTTGTCTTGGAATAGCTGAGCCATTGCCGTAATGTCTTGACCGATGAGACGCTGAAGGTCAAAGTCACGGCTGATCTTCACTTCAGGTGGCTCAATACCCAAGTAATTAGCAGCCAAGTTGTAAGACTTCTGCAAACCTGACTCCAAGTCCATAGAAACCATCGACAACATTGAGTTTGTGTCGATACGGTCTAGGCGTCGTGCGTCAGCTGATTCAGCTACAAACTTTTGCTGGCTAAGCGTGCTAATGCCCAGCGTCGCCATTTGCTGCTGTAACTCTTGGATCTCCGCAGATTGCGCTTCAAAAGCACTAGCGGCAGGCTCCACGTAATAAACCTTGTTTCCCGGCTGCGTCGCCATCGCATAGTTGACACTAATCGCCATATCTTTGGTCTGATCATCCCAGCCCTCAAGCACCAACATCGGTTGTGATGCGATATGCAGGCTATGAATCAAGTCAGCTTGGCGCTGGAAATGGGCAAGATTTAGATGAGCAATGTCCAGTAATGGTGGACGACTTGTCATCGTGTCCGTCTTGTTCGCGTAGATCGTGACCAAGGGGACTTGATCAAGTGAATACGGCCCAGATTCAATAAGCTCAAACTCCGCCGTAGCGTCTGATTGGTCAAACGAAGAGGGATATGGGAAGTTCCCTTGCATCGCTTTTTTTTGCTCTTCCTGCCGATAGACGCGATAACGACCTGGCTCAATGACACGGATTTGGTCATAGACCTTCTCTCCAAATTCACCGTCAGCAACAACAGCTTTTTCGCCAATACGCACTTGCGTCAGGTTGCCGTAATTTGATTCGCGGTCTAAACGCCAGCCATACACTTTGGTTGGGTCAACCTCAATCCAATATGGACGACGGTTTAATGCACGTTCTTCTGCAAGGCTTCGGGCTTCTGTTGGAGCGGGAAAGTCAACCAACGTATGGCAATGGCCATAGGTCAACGCACAGATCACCAGACGACGTGCATATTCATCCAGATCTGAACCGCAGCCATCAACATCTTTGTTGAAAACTTCTGTCCAATATGGATCGCCAACAATATTGATTGGTTTACGCAGAATCAAGCCCGCTGCCGCTCGAATCAAACGTTGGGTGTAAGGCGTGAAGACGGCACGATTTACACGCGCTAGGTAGGCAGAATAGTCTTCGCGAGGCTCTAATGGCAGGAATGCTTCGCTGTTATCACGTAAATACTCAGTGCCGGAGACCACGGCTTTCATAATTTCCCAGCCTTTCATTTGATCGATCACCGCTCGGGTGCGAACAAATGGACTGTCAACTGATCCTAAATAGGAAGAGCTGACTAGATGGGTTCTGACGGAGCCGGGGACTGAGTAGGTCATGACACTTTAAAAATGAGTGATTAGCAACCCCAGCGACGACGAGCTGCTTTACCCCGTTCACCAGTCCAACTACGACTTCGGGCACAGAAAGAACGTTTGCGGGCAGCCTCCTCTTTTGTTTTTGGCTTACCTGTGACTGGTGGCTTCAACTTAGAACCGGTTTCCCGGTTGTATTTCGCACGACCTTTGGCAGTTAAACCAGCACCCTTGCTGGCAGGCAGTTTTTCGCCACGCCCAACACTAAGGTTGGGGCCACGCTTACGCTTTTTGCGTTCTGCCATTGTCTTAAGGCTAGATAGAGCTGGTGATAGCGCCGGAAGTGATGAAGTTACAGGTAATTACCTGCAAGTCACCAGTTGTGGCTGACACATCCATGCTCGTAATAATTCCGCTAAAAACAAAACTCTTGTTACCCGCTGTGTTGGCAAACAACTCAAATTTTGCGTTTGCTTGATCTGTGCCAATCAACGCTTCATCAATCAGATCAGCAGCTGCGCCTGAAGCAGCATCGTCGTATATCAGTTCAACGGTCCCTGAACCTGAAACCAAACTGCCCACAAAAGTACGGGAAGTTTTGCCCTGGTCGGTTGTGTCCAGAGTGTCCTTGGTGATGTTTAGTGTCCAGCTGCGAGTGCCAGCAACGACAGCAACAGAACCACCATCTTTTTCAAAAGAGACGGAACCCTCTTCGCCCCGTACAAAAGCCATGATTACGCATAAAAAGGTCTATGCCGTGATTCTACTCTGTCTTAGTCGCCATGGGCAATGAAACGCCCTACTTCTTGCCTTTGGGTTTACGGCGTTTGTGCTGATAACTTATTTTTTTTGAACCGGTCTTTTCACGTTTAAATCGTGCTTTTTCAGAAGATGACATCTCTCCTGTTGTCTTAGGTGTCTTACCAGATACACGTTTTGATGGGCGACATGCTGGATAAGCTCTGTCTTCGCCTTTGGAGCGGCCACAAGGCTTTCCGGTCTTTACATCGACCCATTTCTCATCAAACCAACGACTAAGCCCACCCTTAGCCTTGCTGGTTTTACTTGGTTTTTTTGGCTTTTTTCGTTCCGCCATCACTCACTTTTCGGTAGGTGCCGCCACGCTTCTTATACTCCCGCACCAGCCAGGCATTGGCATAGGCGCTGGGATATACAGCGAACTTACGCTTTGCAGCCGCTTTGACACGGCTATAAAGCGCCTTATTGGTGGGCTCGTTTCTAGTCGCCACAGGTGCAACGCATTTTTTTAGCGCCCTTTTTTACGCCCTTTTTCTTCTTGGCGGGTGGACGGCCTTTTTTTGTGCCGTAAGTTCCGGGACCTTGGGGCATGACAGGGATCGTCTTTGCCTTATCCTAGCCTTTCGTGCCAGTCAAAACCAACCTTGAACTGCCCAGAGTGCGGGAGCAATAGCCGTGTCATCTCCATTAACAAGAAAAAACCAGAAGAAATTCGTCGCTACAGGAAATGCACCGCTTGTGAATACAAGTTTGTGACCACCCAAGGCCCTGAAGAGATCGCACAAAGAAAGCAAGTTCTTTATCGCAAGGGCGAAGACCAGCAAAATTCAAAACTCACAGAAGCTACGGTGCGTGAAATGCGTGAGTTTGCGGCTGGTGGAGCCAGCTCGTTTGACTGTGCCCTTGCCTTTGATGTAGCGCAATCAACTGCATATAAAGCAATCGTTGGACGGTCTTGGCAACACGTCCAATAACAACCTCAATACAACCGATAAGAGGTAGTCCCCATCGTCTCCGGCTTTGCCAAATTAAACTGTTGTAAAACTAAATAACCGAACGCATCAAAGGCGTGGTCAACTCCTAAATTCTTATTTGGAAGTCCTGTCCCAGGCGCATACGTCAGTGTTCGCAACGATTTAATTAGGTGTTTACACCTTGGATGCACTACCGTCCTTCGCGTCCCAGATGCATCCATTAATGCTGTATTTACAGCCGTAATTTTATCCCTAATTTTCCATGGCGCTCTTGGTGTTTGGACCGTAAATCCACTACGGCGCAAAATTGCATGGTCTGTTACACCTACTCCGCTAGTTTTTCGTGCGCCGCCTGTAGGGTCTGGACACGCAATAATTCTTCGATCCACACCGTATCTACGCGTAACTTCCTCGGCAAAATCCCAGGTTGTTGCACCGCCAGTCAACATAATCTCGTCGAAAACATACAAAGTCTCACCATCTTTGACCGCGCAAATACCACTCATTGGATCAACGTTAAAGTCAACCCCAAGGAGCAATGGCTGGATGCTTATATCCCTGGCGTCTGTAGAGATGTTCTCATCACCAAAGCTGACGGCAACAAGACCCGTAAGATTCTCAAAACTAGCCTCAAATTCTTGGCGGAATGTTCTCGTATCAAGCTGGGCGCGGGCTGCCTCAACTTCATGCTTACTAACATTTCCGCCGTCAATCGTCGTATAACTCCATCTCTCCCATAATCCTGTTGCATCTTCTGGCACATAACACCACAAGTCATAAAACCAACTAGCTGTCCCGTCCGGCGTTGAAATAAATAGTGCCCAACCCTCCTTGTCCGCCAAAGCAGGTCGAATAACTTCAAACCATACGTCCGAACTCATAAAAGCAGCCTCATCTAATACCACCCCAGACAAGCTGCGGCCCCTCAATGCCATTGCGTTCTCTGTTCCCTTCAGCTCAATCGTTGATCCATTAATCAACTCAAGTCGTAGGTCGGTTTCGTTTTTACTCTTGATCCAGACTTGCGGCACAAGCTTCTTTAATGCTCGCCAAGCAATATCTTTTGCCATCCGATACGTTGGCGCACAATAAAAAAATGTCTCCCCAGGTCGATTGATCGCTCCACGTACCAATTCAACGCAAGATAAGTACGATTTGCCGAAGCGACGGCCTGCTACTAAAACTCTGAAGCGTTTTTCGCACGAAAATACTTGGCCTTGAGCCCAGCGAAGCTCTATTGGTGCGGTTTTTTGGCTCATAAATGCCACATTACACAGATTTTTGACCCCTGCCCCCTTCTATAGGGGCTAGAAGCCTTTCTACCAGTTAAGATCTTGGAAAAGGTCGTATCAAACATGACTCAAGAAGAACGCCGCTCCAATAATGCAAAAGAGGATCGTGTGCGGCGTTTATATCGTCGGCAGTTAGAGGGGTTGTCGGCTAGGGCGCTTGTTTATGAGCACGTTGAACGTGAACAGGTCAGCATCAATACTGCTTGGCGTGATTGGGCAGAAGTAAAGCTTCTCGTTGATGAAGATTGGAAGTCTGACCGCGAAAATATGCTGGCGCGGCTTCAGCACATGCGTACCAAACTATTTAATCAGGCGATTAAAAAGGGGCAATTGCAG